TGCCCAGTACCCTCTGAACGCAATTTGGCGCGAGAGCTGGGAGGGCATCTCCACACTTATGGCCCCACGTGCATTTTCATACGATTCAAGGGCACGAGGGTCAAGGATTGTCATACCTGCAGAAGTCAAGTTGCGGTCAACCACAACGCGAAGCCCGAACGCAAATGCGCCCATGGTGCTAGCTGCATTGAGCGAACCGAAAGCGTTCATTGGGCCAACCTGTGGAAACAACGGTCTGTCTGCTGTATCTGAAAGCGACCCCATCAATTTCCACACATTTGGAGACACAGCCAAGATTGACGGAAGGTTTCCGTTTGAACCATTAAGGATGTCTGCAGCTGCGGTGTACATCCACTCAACCCAATATGCAGGGTCTGCGATAGATGCGTTTGCAAAGTTGTTGCTGTTGGTTGTACCAGTCTGCAACTCTGAACAAGCGAGCAAATCCGTACGGTCCGCATAAACGCGAGCCATGTCATCTAACAAAGCGCCGAGAACTTCTGGCTGTGACCAGTCAAGTGAAGCTTCTGAAATTTCAACGTATCCACCTTGAATTGTCTTGGTGATTTGTACATCATCAATTTCAAATGCTGATGCAGTGATGGTTGTGTTTTGTACGGCTGTGCCAATGCTGGAATGGACAGAAACCACAGGGCGAATAAAAACGGCACCACCTTGGGGCATCTGGCGAAGCGTTGTGGCATCGACCAGGGGCCTAGAGCCTACAAACGAGTTGAAAATTGGCTGAACAATCGGGGTCGGGATGACGCCTGGAATGTCTGGCGTTGTGACATCTGGTGCAGCTGCACGAATGTTTTCGTTTAGCTGTGCGAAGTCGTGACCACCACGAATAAATGATGCGATGTATTCAGAAGCTGACGGAAGTTTGAACTCGCGCTTTGGTCCTGCATAAATAACTTGGGTAGGGACAGCAGCCTCAACTGTGTCTGGGGTTTCTTGTGTTGCCACTTCTGGTTCCTCCTCGGAATCTGTTGGGGTGGGGTCTTGGGTTTCTGGGGCTTCGGCTGCAACTGCAACTTTGGCACCCTCGAAGGCACCGAATGGAAGCAGTGATAGCTCCGTCCAGTTGCCTGCTTTGACGACCATTGTGCTTCCTTCAAAGCTGTAGTCGGTTGGCTCTACGCCAACGGACACTGAATCGTAAAACTGACCTGGGCCAGCTTGAAGCAATGTCTCATTAGCAAGATTGGTGTCATAGAGCGATGCTGAAAACAGCATTGCGTCTGGTGTCGATACGCGCTCACTGACCATGCCAAGTGGCTTGGTCATGTCGTGTCCGAGAATGAACTTTGGATTTGGGCCGTCAACGGGAAGTGAACCAGCGAGAAATTTGACGCGCTGGCCTCCTGAGACAACAGCCTCAACATTCCAAGGGATGGCGACACCTTCGACAACGCGCCGTGGCTCACCGTCTGGGCCTGCAGCGTTAATGCTGAAAAGTTCTGCTTGCAGTTCTATTTTCAAGAGTTGCTCATTTCTGTGTCAGGACTTGACACTGTTGAAGTGTCTTGTGATTCTGAGATGTATTCCGAAGTATCAAGACGCACTTCGCGTCCACGCGGTAAAGCATAGGCACTGAGCGTTTCACCGATGCAGTCAATCACAGGTTTCGCTGCAAACTGGTAAAGGTCCTGACGAGATTGCTGTGCGTTGCTGTAGGTCATGCCTGTTACTGGTGCGCCGACAAGATACTGAGGAATGTTGCAAAGGTTTGCAAGTTCAGTCATCTGGTGAGTACGAGCTTCAACAAGCTGCAGTTTTGACGGGTCGCTCGAAAATTCGTGCCAAGTAACTGACGAGTTAAGTGCGCCAATGGCATTGCGACGACGAGCTTGTGACCATGCTGAACATAGTTCGCCAAGTTCTTCACTGCTCATTGGTTCAGAACCGTTTGTTTGCTGGAGATAGCCAGCTGTGATTTCGTTAGATGCAAAGCGCATTGCTGCAGTGTCTAGACGGTTTGAAATTTCAATTGCTCTGGCACCCATTGAAAGCATTCCCTGAACTGGCGACAGGAACTGGATGATGTCGTTGGCGATAAGTGGTTGGCCTTGGAATGTCAATTGGTTTGACTTGCCGTACCACAATGGACCTGGCATATCGTCAGTTTGCACGTCTGCAGCTGGCAACCATTGGAAAGAAAGTGGAAGGCCAGTGGCTTGGCTGCGTGAAGTGATAGCCCAGAATGCTCTGCCGTGAAAGAGGAGGTCATCAGCCGTCCAAGCAAGAATGAACTGTCGTGTCACACTTGGGTCAGGCCGTGACATCCAACTTTCACCAGGCAAATGTATTTCTTCGTACTCTTCGCCCACCCATTGGTTTGTGTACTGCTGGAATGGCAATGAGGAGACAAGCGAAACAATTAAGTCACGCGCTCTGGAGATAGTGGGGATGAGGATTGCCTGCTGACGAGCCCATGAACCTGTGTACATCATGAAGTCGCTGGTGCCTGCCACGCCTGCAGCAGCCTTTATCGGCTCAGAAGCGAAAACTGGTTTTGTTGTGCGAGTGAAAATCCCCATCAAGCGGAGTCTTACACAAAGTAGTTGCAAATGCAACAACCCTCGAGAATTACTCCGAAAATGCAAAGCTCACTGTTTTGCTGACCTTGGGTTTGCCTTCTTGGGCGATGGCCCACACAGCTGCACGAACCAGCTCTATCGGTCCTGGACTCCTAGACGAACTGATAGCCAATAATCCGTTATTTTTGACAAGCACTGCGCGGTTCATTTGCTCAATGAATATCGACTCCCCTGTGTGCCTGACCTGTCCTGATTGAATCATGGAACGCACCAAAGTTGTCCAGCGTTGAAGCTCGCGGGTGCCAACAAGGATGGCGTTTCCGCGGATGTTAGAAGGCAGGTGAAGGTCTAGGGAAGCTCCAATTGCCAGCGTCAACTTTGGGTTGTCTTTTCTACATTGGTCAACGGAAGCCCACAGGTCACGAAGGTTATCCACAATGAACTCCACAGTGACAAGCACTTGCTCGCCTTTGGTAACGGCCCTGACACCTACAAAGCGGTGGTCCTCTTGTGAAGCTTCGATTGCTAATACACCATTGGGGGGAAGATTGCAAGCATCCGCGTTGTTTTCCATTAGGCCAATATCCAGCCACGACTTGTGGCCCGTAATCCATAAATTGCAGCTTGCCCTGAGGAAACTGGCGGTGTTCGGTGAATGGGATTCTTCTTCAATGGTTGACATTTCTAGCAAAGTCCCCAAAGCGGGGTTGGCGTATTTCCATGCCTCTGGTGTCATTGGGTCAATGTTTGACGGTGGGCTGTACTCAGCAAAATACATCTTTGATTTTGTACCCACGGCAATCTCTGACATTCCGCGTTCCCTCATGCGTTTCATAACGTGAGATTCCTCTGTGCCAGCAGTTGACCAGCAAGAAAGCAACGGGTCGCGCCTAGCTCGCATAGTGGGAATTAAGGCATCGTCAACAGCCAAAGTGGAGCAATCAAATAGCTCATCGATTACGACCAGGTCACAACTTAGGCCCATTCCAGCTGATGGCGTAGCTGCACGAACCAGCCATCGGGTGCCGTCTGGCATTTCTAAACCTTGACGACCATAAGACTTGACAAGTTTCGCTCCGAACTTTTCCTGCAACATAGGAGCTGTGGCATTGAATAATTCAGAAGCAAGGTCCAGACGGTGAGCCGTAGTCAACACAGTCTGAGGCGTACCGCGAAGCATTGGCATCCGAACAAGCCACCACATCACTAGAACTTTCAAAGCAAAACTCTTGCCGTTCTGTCGGGCCACCGACACAAGAGAACGAGAGAACATCATCCGCCCAGCATCAGGATGGTCATCAGGAAATAAGCACAGCTGGTCCCCCAAAACCTTCAGTTGCCAATCCATAAGTTCCACATGAAGAACATCACGAGCAAAGGAAGCCAAATCCCCCAGCAAGACTCGATTACCACTCTCCGTGTTCGTGCACAGTCGCGGGCTTTCCGACAAAAAGTTAGTTGCATCCTGCCATTCCCTTGCCATTACTGGCGGAGATACAGAAATGGATTCT